AGTGGTAACGAGAGCCGAGGTCATGATGCTCAGGCCGATGGACATTGCGATCAACCCCTTAGCAAGGGTCATCATGTCCATGTTGCCCATCATGGCGATAGCGCCTGCCATGACGTTCATCGCCGTGGCAATCAGCAGGATTGCTAGACCAGCACTGGCCACCTTCCCGCTGATGCCGCTCATCGCATTCATCGACTTGACCATGATGGCCATTGCGATTGCCATGCCGATCAGACCCTTGATCAGAGTCTTCAGATCCATGTTTCCAAATATGGCCACCGCAGTCGCAAGCGCGATCATGGCAACCGAGATCAGAAGCATCGACCCGGCCAGGGCGATAAGGTTGAAGTTGAACTTGTTGATGATCTCGCCGTCCTTGTCGACGGTCTGACCGAAGCCGCTCATCACCTTCAGCGCATAGACGATCATGCCCAGCGCAATGGACATTCCGACGAGGCCCTTAGCGAGCTTGTCCATCGGAATGAAGCTCAAGATCAGCAACGCGCCAGCGAGAACGCCGATAGCGATACCAATCTCCATCAGAGCCTTGGCCTTGAGCTCACTCTGAATGGCTCCGAAGGTGTCAGTAACAGACTTCCTAACGCCGTCGAGGACGCCAGTTGTAGCATCTGCCATCTTCTTGAACGAGACCATGAGCGAGCCACCGATAACGGCGTTGATCAGACCAGCGAAGTCAAGCGAGTCAAAGCCACCAAAGAGCTGGCTGAACGCACTCTTGAGAGCTCCGCTAATCTCTCCGATCGCACCCGGGAGGGCGTTGATGCCGTCGGCAATGCCTTGCGCGATGCCGTCGACAATGTTCTTGCCGATCGGGACCATCGTGGTCGCCGGGGAGTTGATGCCCAGAACGCCCTTGATGGTGTCGATCACAGCGCTCGCAACGGCGCTCATGGCCGCCTTGATCGCCGGAACGCCCTCGCTAGCCAGGCCCTTCACGATACCGGTGATGATCCCGGTCGCAACCTGCACGCCCTGACGGGCCATCTCTCCAGCCTTGCTGAAGTCTAGGCTCGCAAAGAACGCCTTGACCTTGCCCGCATCCAACTTACCTAGGGAGTCCCCGATGGCGTTGAACATGCCTGCGATCTTGTCGCCCTTGCCAGTAAGACCACCAAGAGAAGATCCGATTGATTCGAAGATCTCCTTCGGGTTTCCGCTGGCCAGGCTTCCGAATGCAGCCACGATAGAGCTGATGATGGCAACCACCGGATGGAGCGCAGTGCCCACCACAGTGCCGATCGTCTCAAAGAAGGTAGTCATCTTGCCGCCCTCGGTGAGCATCTTGTCGATGCCCTTGAGCAGCTCTCCGACACTAGCGAAGACCTTGAGAATGCCTCCGCCTGCCTTACCAGACCCGGCGAACATGGCCCCGAACAGAGCCTTGAAACCTGCAGCAATGCCCGTGACCAGAGAAACGCCAATGTGCATTACCGCGAAGATTCCGCCAAATATGCTGCGCAGGCTCTTCAGCGTCTGCTCGCTGGGGACAAGAGCTTCTGCAAGACGCATGAACCCGACCGAGATCTTGGCCATGACACTGACCGAGCTCGGCGGGAACACGTCCCGGAAGGCCTGTCCTACGGTCTTGAAGATTGAGCCGATGGACTTGAAGACAGCCTGGAAGCCTCGGATGACCGCGGTGCGACCGCCGATTCCATCGACGCCCTTCTTCCACATGAAGATGGACTGGTTCAGGCTCATGCTAAAGGCCTGGACTCGCTTACTGATCGAGTTTGCGGCCGAGGTCCAAAGCTTCTTGGACTGCTCGAAGTTACCCACGATGCCCGTGAAGGCGTTCGCCCACACAGAACCGATGGATTCCTTGACCACGCCCATGAGCTGCGGCAGGGTCTTGACGACCGTCGCCGACTCATAGGCCCGGTTGGCCATCGAGGTCATGGATTCGATCTGCTTGGGCGTGAAGCCCTGCTTCTCCATGGCCTTCTGGTTCTTCTCGAGCTGCTCTGCTGCCTGCTTGTTGATCTCGGTAGTAGACAGCTGCTGGTCTGCTGCAAGCTTCTGGTTCTTGGCGAGCAGCTTTGCCTTGAGCGCGGTAGACGACAGACGCCCGTCCATGAGCGCCAGGGTCTGGACAAGAACATCGGACCCGAGCCATGCCTCAGCGCCGCCCTTGGCGGAGATCGAGGTCCGGAAAGACTCTCCGGCGATCTTGATGTTCTTACCCCACTTGACCGTCTTGGCATCGATCTTACCCATGGCAATGCCGGTGTTGATCAGCGCGCTCTGGAGGTTCTTACCACCCATACCAGCGTTGACCACCGAGTTCCAGTCCTGCAGGTTCACTCGACCCGCGGCGATCGCCTGGGAGAGCTGATACATGGCCGTGGAGGCCTGCTGAGAGCTCGAGCCGGACAGGGCCGCAATGTTCGCGATACCCTTGATGGCTGAGACCGAGGTCTTCAGGTTCACACCAGCCGCCGAGAAGGTACCCACGTTGCGGGCCATCTCAGAGAAGTTGTAGATGGTCTGGTCGGAATAGTCGTTGAGCTGCTTCAGAGCTGACTGGACAGGCTTGATGCCCTTGCCTGTGTTAGCCATAACCGTCTGGATCGACTTCAGGTTGGTGTTGTACTCATCCCAGCCCTGAAGAATCGGGTCGATGGTCAGTGACTTGACCAGACTCAAACCAGCAACAGTTGCCTTGCTGGCGATGGTCGCGATCGCAGAGATGCCGGCCACCTGCATGACAGAGAAGCGCTTGCTCACCGCGTTGGCACCATTGGCCATGTTGGTGAGACCAGAACCCTTACCCGTCTTGGTGACGGCGCCTTCCAGACCGGCTAGAGTCTTGCGGGACTGCTTGGCGCCAGCCTCAAACTGCTTGTTGTTGAACTGCATGTTGACGATTCTGTCGTCGACACTGCTCATGAGCTGATCACCATCCTCCACACTTCGTCTGCGATCTTGTCCATGATCGGCTTGATTGCAGGGTTGATGTAGTCTCGACCAGCCACGTAACCCCCTGTTCCAGTTCCGTGTCCGTATTGGAGGATGACCGCGACATTCACGCCATTCACCACATTCGTGTTAATCCAGGAAATTCGGATTCGTCCCTTGGCGGACTCGATCTCATAGCCCCACGAGTTGGCCGTGAGACCAGAGTCCACAGGAGTAGCCGACGCCAGAGCGTTGACCCCCTGCTGTGCCAGAGACTCAAGACCTCGGAAAGTCTGCCCAGTCGTGAGACCGTCCAGAAACTTCTTGGTCTTCTTGGTGGAACCTGCCGACGAAAAGCTGACGCCGAAGCCAGTCCTGGCGCCCCGGGTCATAACGTCGTACTAATGGTGAAGGTTCCATCTCCGTTGTCCTGACCATTAACGTTGTCAATGGTGAAGACGCCATCATCGATGAGGTAGATGTTCTTGTAGGAACCAGAAGCTTCCCAGGTACCATCGCCGTTGTCGGTGATGATGATCGCGTCGCCGTGGTTCAACGTGTCGAAGATGACCTGAGGCGCGGGCGCCGCAGCTTCGGTGCTTGCTGAGCCGTAGAGAAGATCTTCGATCTCAGTCAGCTTGTTGCTGTCCATGTGGCGAGTGTCGATGACGATGTGAGCGCTAGACCGGAAGCCCACCAGGGGCATCGGCCAGGCCTGGATCTCCCAGGAGAACTCACTGGGATCAATCGAGCTGCCCACGCTGCCGTAGCTAATGCCCTGTGGCGCAACCACAGCGTTGTAGACAAGATGGATCTTGTAGCCCGCCTCGGTACCCTTGACTCCGTCACCGATCAGCGTGCGGTACGACAGGTCGAACGCGTCACCCTGCTGAGAGTCCACGTACATCCCGTCAGTTGCTTCCACAACGCCCATCAGCTCAGAGAAAGCGTCCGGGTAGGTGTAGGCCTTCACGGTGGCCTGGAATTCCTTGGGCTGAGGAACAATGAGGTACGGCCGACCATCCATGTAGTAGGCCTTTGCCGAGTCAGCGCCCTCTTCCTCAACTCCAGTGAGCCCGTACCAAGGCACAGCCGGGCCTGCCTTCGGATAGAGGACACCGCGGTCAAGCCCCACTTCGAAGATGCGAGAATTCGCATCACTCCAGTTCAAACGAGTCACGGTTACCCCTTTCTAGCCTGTAGTGCCGAGCTGCTCGCGACGCTGTGCATTGAGCGCGCGCTGTTGCTCGGCAATCTGTGCCCTGGACATCTTCTTCGGCGGGGCCTTCTTGATGCCCGCGATTCGGATCAGGGTCATAAGACGATTCAGATGCCAGTTCTCACAAGGATCGAACGGGATCTCGAAGGAGATCATCCAGTAGTAGATGAGCTCAGAGGTCAGCGCTTCCGGCTGGCCTCGCTTCGGACCCTCACGCTCGGTGAAGTAGGTGGCGGTCTGTTTGGAGTTGATGTACTCCGTGATCTGGTTCCACTGCTCTCGAGTGAGGCGGTCCAGTATCCCTTCCGGAGGAGGACTAGGTGCCACAATCATCTGCTCGACGTAGCTCCGAGTCTCCTCTGGAGTTTTGTCCTCTTTGCCGTAGAAAGGCTTTTCGTGCAGTGCCTCCCATTTTGAAAGAGAGACCAGGGAATGCTCCAGCTGAATCTCAGTCTCAGAGACTCCTGAAGTTGGTACAGTGATGGCGAGCATTCCCCGGCCTCCTTTCTAGTTGATGACTCAGACCTCGTAGGTCCAGTCGTTGTCCGAGGTCGGCGTGAGGCGGTAGCCAGAGTTGGCGCGCGCCCGAACCACGGTGTCCTCGGTGATGGGCGGCAGAGGACCCGCCGCCTTGTCGACGCCGTTGACCGAGTAGGTCACACCGGTGACGTTCGGGATGGTGATCACGTCGGTGGCGTCGTCGAACGCCGGCTGGATGGTCTCCACGGTCGGCACGGTCTCGCTGAACATCTCGATGACTTCCTCGGGGAGCGGCAGACGGGGGTCCGTCGTGGCATCACCGTAAAGGATGACCTCCAGCGCGGCGAGCGTGTCGGAGTCCACCTTCGTGGAGTCGATGGTCAGCTGAGCGGTCGGCTTCAGGGTCTCGCCGGCGTAGACCGGAGAGGTCGTCAGCTCCCACGAGAACGTGATCGCCTCGGGCGAGTCGTTGATCGTGGCGAAGGCCTTCTCCGACGGCGCCGCGGTGGCACCGTAGATCAGGTGGAGCTTGTAGCCGAAGTCCGAGCCCTCGACGTCGTTGCCGACGCGGGTCCGGTAGGACAGCCCGAAGGTCTTGCGGGTCTGCTGACCCACGTAGAGACCGACCACCGGGGCAGCCGTGCCGTCGAACTGGCCGAACTCCTCCGGGTAGGTGTAGGCCTCGACCGTCGCGCCGAACTCCTCGGCGGAGATGAGGTTGAGGTACTTCATGTTGTCGGCGTAGAGCGCGTTGGCCTCGGCGCCCGAGGGCGACTCCGTGACCGTGGTGAGACCGTTCCAGGCCACACCGTTGACGTACTCGCCTGCGTTGTTGGGGATGTACAGGACACCGTGATCGACGCCGGTCTCGTAGAGACGCTCGCCGGTCTTGTCCCAAATGAGCTTCATGCTGGGTTCCTCCTAGTGGTAAATCACGAAGACGTAGTGGTTGAGACCAGCAACCGCAAAACGCCTTTGGAAGGCACAGTACGGAAGCATCTTGAGCTTTTGGTAAGCGTCGTCATCTGGGTCTCTGGTCATGAGCGTGACCTGATAGCGCTCCGCCGTTGCATAAGGCAAGTTGTCGGCGTAAGCAGACCAAGTATCGTCGATTTCATACGCAATGGCTGGATACTCCATACGTGCGTCCTCGCCAGGCTGAAAGGCGACACGTTGGTTCCCGAATCCAGTAGTCGTCTCAAGGAGAGCCTGGAGGGTCGTCCGGGGTTTTGCCATCGTATACACCTCCTAGCGAGAGGATAAGGCGAGGGTGTTCGCGTTCGACCGAGTTAACGATCCAGCGAACACCCTCGACCTTGACGTACTTGATCTTGGCCAGGTTCTCAACCAGGTACGGGTGGGCAACCAGACTGATCCGGTTCTGCAACCGGTAGTCGGGATTGACCTTGTCGGCGGCCTCGATTCCT